CAAGCCATAATAGAAAATGGTTAGGGTGAGGGAGAATGTAACTCCCCCACCCAGATTAGTGATTAGTAGTAGATACCAACAACGTAGGCATTCACGTAGAGTGCGCCAACACGTCCAGCGGTATCCGCGCCCGAAGCGACATCAGCACCAGCGTTCGCATAGGTGAACGTGGTGGAGTCAACAACAGTAACTTCCGCCTGCACATCGTTGAACGAAGTGTCGGTCATGCTGGCAATCGTGATGACATCGCCCGTGGAGAATCCATGAGCAGCGGCAGTAACGATGGTAGCAACGCCCGAAGTGCGGGAGCGAGTAGCGGTGGCTTGACCAGCACCCACAGTGCTTTTCAGCAAGCGGAGTTTGCCAGTGCCAGTGATAACAAAAGGATTCGCGGCAATCGCAAGAGGATTGTAGCGGCCTTGGTTATCAAGAGCGTCCGTGATGGTCAGAGAACCAGTGATGTTATTGCCAGTGGTTCCATTGTCCACGATCACAACTGGATCGGTGGCAGTGGTTCCGCGAGCGTAGGCGGTTTCCAGAACGATGCTAGTTGGAAAGAACTTGGTATCTTGGTCGTTGAGAACCAAGAGATCAGCGTCTCCAGCAGCGAGGAGGTTAACGGCAACCGGGCCAAACAAGTTAACGCGGTCGTAAGCGAGTGGTCGTTTATTAGACATATATTTTGATTTTGTTTAAGGTTACGGGGAGAGGCTTTAATAGCCCCTCCCCTTATTTAACTTTAGGAAGGCACAACGATGTCACCGACGCCAGCGCAGCTATAGCAGTCCTGATTGTTTTCAGGGACGATGTAGCTTTGAACTTCGCAGCAGGAACCATAGAGGTTCTTGCTCTTCGGCATACGATGCAGGAAGGTGTGCATGATGGTTGGGTCTTTGACCTGTGCGGCCAGACGGAACTGGGCTTGATAGAAGCCCGATTTACGCCAGCGGTTGCACTCCCAGTCAGGGTTCTTCCATTCCCAATCACCAGCGTAGTTCTGGGTCATCTGTTGGGCTTGGCCGTAACCAGTCGAGGAAGGCATCGTCCATTTGCACATGGCTTTGTTGACCATAGCAACCGAGATACCGAAGTCGGCATTGCGGTAGGCTTTGTTCGGGACGTAGGCGCAACCTTGTTCCATCACAACTTTGATGTAGCGAGGAACGCGAACGAGACGTGCCCAAGTAGCAGGATCAGCTTCGTTGAACGGAGCGAGCGATGCGTTGAAGGCAGTGTCAGCGTTGAAGCGAGCGGCGTTGATGTCGTAACCAAAAGCGTAGTCGCCGATGATACGATTGATGCCGAGCTTCAGACGGGTAAGACGCTCATCGAAGTCCGTGTTAGCATCCCAGTAGCCATTGTTGCGCTTGGCTTGGAAGTAAAGCGCACGGCCAACTTGAGGATCAGGGATAACGATGTCGAGCAGAGGCTGACCAGTCGCATCTTGCAGATCAAGGCGGAAAGCGTCATCTTCGTCTTGCAGGTCAACGAGAGCATCGTCGAGCATATCAAGCGAGAGGTAAGCGATCTTGTTGAGATCGGCGGGAGCGAGCTTAACGCGAAGAGCGCAGAGGTCGTAACCAGCTTCGTTGTTGAGGGTATGTTCGGGAACGAACCATGCTTGGTCATCGACCAGACCGCAGTAGGTTCCGTCTTCCGTGGTAACACCCATCCATTTGTGACCAGCACCGCCGATGTAGTTGCTACGAAGGAACTCTTCGTGAACGTTCTTGGTGATACGGGCGTTGGACTCCTCGAACTGAAGAATCTCTTCAGCAGGGAAAAGGCGATAGAGAAGGCTCTCGACGCAAATCCAGTCAGTGGTCATCTCTTTGCGGAGAAGCTCGAAAGTGTAGCTCTCCGTGCCGGGGCGTTGGATGACTTCGGGTTTGCTATCGCAAGAGTCAGTCTCGCAGTAGGTGTCGGTGATCGTGCGGAAGGGGCTGCAAGGATCGTGGAATCCACGGCCAAAGCGGAAAGCCTTCTGCTCGGTTGTGTGATTCAAGGGCCAAGATTGCTCCTCGAAACGGGTGAAATATGCACTGTTGGTGACGAGTTTCTTAACATAGAGGTCGTTGAAATACTCGCGGCCCTCGCGGAAGAAACTGTCAATTTCAGCACAACTATTGAAGTAGAGTTGATCGCTCATTGATTTATTTGATTTTTGTTTAGTTTAGTTTTGCACTGCTAAACTATACCACAGAGGAATAGCAAGCGAGTGCTTGGTTTCCTCTGCTGGACTCAACCCAGAGTTTATTCTGTCCAGAAATCGTTTTTCATGCGAGATCGAAAACTCGCCAGCCAGAGTGCGGCTGAATCCCTAATTTTATCGTAAACGATAATTTCGGCTATCTCTTGTGCGCCACATTGCAATCGCCTATTTATTATGTCAAGCGATATTTTTAAAAAAAGTTAGGGGGAGGTAGCCCAAACTCTACCTCCCCCTCCATGACAACCAGAATTAGGAATGATGGGCTATGCAGTTCTTGCTTGCGGCGAGAATCTTGCGATCTTCGCGGCCAGTCCCTCCGAAAGACTCATTCTTGGCTTCTGGGAATCCGATGCACTTGGCGATGATGTGATACGTGACGAGCCTTTCAGTTGTGAAATATACTCGTCTTTCTCTTTCACCATTTCATGCAATGCTTTTAGTTGGGCTTGTAGTTTCTGATACGCCCGGCCTTGGTTGATGAGGCGGTTCATGTCTTCTACCGACGCCTGCTCATTACTCTGCTGGGTCGCGGCAAGAGCGATAGCTTCGTCACGGGACAAGTCATACTTGATTCCCTTTTCCTTCATGTATTCAGCCAGCGAGTCAGGAATCGCGGTAGCGTTATCAATTTCTTGCTGGGTAGTTTTATACCCTTCACGCCACTGATTCAGATACTTGTTGCGCCCTTCTTGCTCGCGTTGCTTTGCAGTTTGAAGGATGTCCTGCTTGGTCTCTTCAAAGTTAACTAGAGCCGAGTGGTGGTTTTGAGTTGCTTTGATGAAGCTGTTGACTTGCTCCGCGAACTGGTATTGCTTGAATTGCGATAGCGAGTTCGTGATTTCCTCGAACGCTTGGTCGCGGTCGGCTTCTGCCGCTCGACGATCCTCTTCGGATGACGCATTGAAGATGGAGGCGTTTGCATTGACAGCACGGGAGAATGTTGAAAGAAGCGTTGGATCATTCGCCAGCAACTGCCGCGCAGTGTCGTAAGTATTCTTGATGGGATCGAGGTAATTCTTTTTAAAGTCAGGATTGCTTGTGATATCGTGGAAATCCAGTTTGTTTCGCAATTCCTTAATCTGCTCGGATAGTTGTTGCTCAACTTCCAACTTCTCTTGGTTGGCTTTGTTGAGTTGTTCTTGGTAATGGTTGGTTTCTGCCGTCGATTTTGACTCGGATACCAATCGCTCAAGTTCTTGGATTTTGGTTTCAAACTTTGGAACTTCTTCCTTCTTGTATTTCTCCAGTTCTTCTTTGAGCTTTCGGTTTTCTTCGATTTGTCGCTTAACGAACCCTTTTTCCTTTCCTGTCCGTTCAGACGTGATTTCAGCTTCAGTAACTCCGGTTGGTTCTTCGGGTGGTTCTTCTTCATTGTATTTAGGTATTCCGAGATTCGGGTCTCCAACATTGGTCGCGCTCGGCTTACCCTCGTCGGCTTGTTGTTTGCTGAACTTCTTGAGGAAGTCAGATGTATTGCCCTTAATCGGAACTTGAGGTTTTGATTTCAGTTCTGCGATTACTTCTGCTGTGTTGTCGGTGTCTGCCATAAATTAGATTTCGTCGAGGTCTGGATCAATCGTGCTTTCTTTAAGTTCTTTATTTCTTGAAGAAGGCTTGGTTTTTTTGAATGCTCCTTGTTCCTCTGTTCCAATAGCATCAATAGCTTTGATTGCATGGATAAGCGTGGTTATTCCTTCGGGTGGGTTTACGTTAAGCAACAGGTATGCCTGTAGCTTGTTCCAATCTTCGTGTGCTGTTATTGCCGCGCATAAGGATTTTACTTTTTCGGTTGTCATTGTGGTTGCATTGGTGTCTGTGTGGTTTCCATCTCAACTTCTTCAGTTCCTTCTGGAGTCTCTACCTCTTCGGTTTCCATCTCCTCTGGCTCTTCGGTCTCTTCTTCTTCCATCTCTACCTCTTCTTCCATTGGCTTCTCTGCCGCCATCTTGCCTTTTGCCTTCTGAATCTCGGCGCGAGCCTTGGCTTTCTGGAGAGCGAGTTGAGTGATGCCCTGTTCCCTGCGTTGCTCGGTGCGCTGGGCGTGGCTGATAGATGCTTTGCCAATCGCAATGTCGGCGAGCTTCTTCTTGGTGTCGATTTCGATACCAGACTTCGCAGCGAGGTATTGCAGTTTGACATCTTCCTCGGAGTTTGGTTGGCCGCCTTTTTGAGCTTCGGCTTGTGCCATCTCCACGTATACGGACTGAAGATCGTCGGCCATTTTCTGTGCCTCGTTCATTCCCTGCATGAATTGCTTCAAGAAGTCCTGCTTGGATTGGTCTTTGCTGATATACTCGACGTGCGCCATGATGTGACCACCCTTGAACTTGATAGAACGCATCGCCAGAGACAGATCATCCATGTTTGGCTGACCAGCCTGCACGGACTGCATATTCATCTGCAACTGCATTACCAAGTCTTGGAAGTGACCTTGAGCGTGTTCAATGTGCGGATCGGTCGGTAGCACAGGGAAGTTGGCTGGGTTCACGAACGCATCAGTCATGCCAGCATTCTCGAATCCGATGATACGAGCAGTATCGTCGATCTTGCTTACCTTGGTATTCCGGTAGCGAGCTACGTTGTCTCGTCCAGAGAGTGCCGCGATTGCGTCCTTAACTGCGTTCTCTTGGCCTTCGTTTGCTGGAGTGATTGCTGTGATGTTCAGCAGTTTCTCTGCGGTAATCAGTTTGAACGATGGGCTACCCGCACCATTGATGAGGTTGGAACGGATGCTGGTGATGTTCTTCCATTGCGCGGCTTCTCTTGGAGTCTTGAGTTCATCAAGAATCTCGTAGAACTTCTTCACGAATTCGTATCCATCGTCGCTGGATTTGGAGCTTACAAAGCGTTTGTAGAGTTGCTTGAAGTAAAGCGTCTGGCACTCGTTGAATCGGCGGATTTGCGTTCCAGATAGTTTGGCTGATTCAGCCGCATCTAACTCTGCTTCGCCTTTCGTGCGTTGCTTACCTCCAGCGGTCGGAGCGTTGATGCGATACTGCCCCATGCCCCTATACATATCTCCCATGAAGAACTGCATGAAGCTCATGCTCTCTGCTACTGGGAGTTGGAAGCGGTTCTGAATGAACTTCGCCCCGTCTGGCATGACGCTGATTGGCAACCATTCCATCTGCTTCAACATCTTCGTTGCGTCTGGCCCTTGGCCTTCGATCATCAACATGGAGTTGAGACGAACAGCATCAACCAGCGAGTTCATCGTGAAGTCATACTGACGGCAAGCTACGAACGCCGACTCCGCTTGGCTCTTGATGTCTTGGAAGAGTCCGCTGCCAACCGAATCGGTGAGCATATACATGATCTCATCCCAAGAGTTAAAGAGTCCTACCTTGAGCATCATAAACCCGTGCTGGGTTCTGATATCATCTTCACTGATCTTGCCTGCTCCTTTGATATTGGAGTTGATGTAGTCCGATATTGGTTGGTAGTCTTGAAGGATAATTGCCTTGCTGATCTTGCCGTCGAACTCCCTCCAGTATACTTCGTAGAGGTCGATCTTCTGGTTCACAGACAATGACCAGTTGAATCCTGCCTCGCTGATCGTGCGGAAGAAGTCCTCGCGTGTCTTGCGGTGGTTGCTGAATGCGCGGTGGAAACGGATAGCATCAATAGCCGCATCGACATTCCATCCCATTGCTTCTGCCGCCGAACGATTCTCGATCTTCTTGTAGAGTTCGTATGGTGTCAGACGGACACGGCGAACAAACTCCTCAAGGTTGCAGAAGTCGATCCTAATGTCGTCTGGAAAGAGAAGGTCGGATAGGAAGACGTGTTCTGGCATCCATCCCATAGGTGAATCCCACATTCCAATTCCCTTTCCATACAGCAACATTTCCTCAAGGTCTTGCTCTGTATTGTAGAGGTATCCGGGCCATTCGCGGATTGCTTGGTCAAATGCGATGGAAATGTTTTCGGAGTTAACGAGTCGTTCTTTTTCGTTTCCATACTTGGTCTTGATCGTGCAACAAGCCTGACGTTCCGTAATTACATCGTAGTAACTGGACTTCTGGTTATCTACGATGAATCCAAGCTGTCCGTAGTTTACATCAGATTGCCAAGGGAGACGCTTCTCCGCGAGCTTGCTATATCCTGTAGGCGGAAACATTTTGTAAGCCTTATAGATACGCAAGCGTTTGTTCTCGCGCCCGATGTTTGCCAACCTCAAGTGATTTGCGATGTTCCAAGCATGATTAGCGTTGGAGATTCGTGTTTCTGGTGGTTTGCCATCTTGGTCTAGAGTGGCAAGTGAGAAGTTGTCTTGGCCGATGGAAAGCATATGTTTTATCGTTTACGATAATTTATTCAATACGGCCCTACGTTTATTGCATGAAGGACATATTTTAGCTTTCTGTTCAAGTTTAGTTTTCAAAACTTTGTCAGTTATCGCTGCAACTGTATGGATGGCTTGAGCAATCTTGTCTCCAAGACCATCGCTATACCAGCAACGATCACTTGGTTGGCGTTGGCAGATTTGATCTTCTACCATCTCTTCGATGTTATCAGGAATTTCGATGTTATTTGCGCGATAGTCTTTTTCGATATTCTTGATTAAAGAATTCCAAGTGCTTCCATGAACAATTGCAGGAAACGTGAGTTTATCGCGTTTGATTTCGTATTTCCAATACCATCCCCCAATTGGCGCTAGGTTTTTGTTTTTTAGTTTCATCTTGCTTTTGAAATCAAAATATATTTTCTTATTGATATGTCAAGAGCTTTTTCTTCAAACAAAGGAATTCGTAAATACGGGATGCAGTTTCCAGAGAACCTCGACGATCTTGGCGTTGAGTTATTTTGCTACGCTATCACTAGAGGGCAATATGGCAGAAGTTATTGCACTAGGCATAACATAAGTCTTTCTGAATTTAAATTACTATCGCCACACGAACATTTCATCAATGCCGTAAAACTCCAATGGCCGACTGAAGTTTCTATCTACAATCGTGGCTATACAAATACCCAATTGTTAAGAACTCTTGAGGAGCTTTGCAACAATACAGATATTTGTTTAGCTGGTGCGGCTTCGATGGGTAAATCTTTTCCTGTTGGTCTTTGGATTTATCTTGATTGGTGTGCCGCCCCGCACTGCACTTCTTCTTGGGTTGCTACTACAACTCTCGGTGCTTCTGAAGATCGTATCTGGGGTATCATCTCTAAACTCTGGAAGTGCGCTCGCGTTCAAATAGGTAAACTAATCGACTATCGCCACATGATTGTTTGGGGTGGCGCATCCAACGATGAGGATAAAGATTATCGTAATGCGATAAAAGCTCTCGCATTCCAATCCGGTAATGAAGGCCAAAAGGCTATTGATACAACCCGTGGTCGTAAGAATGACAGGGTTCGTCTTGCTCTTGATGAATTGCCAGAAATGGAGTTGGGCGCGATTACCGCAAGAACAAACCTAGCATCAAACAATGATAAGACATTCATTGGAATTGGAAACCCGTCCGCTGGTGACAACCCGCACACTCGTTGGGCTATGCCTAAAGATTGTTCTAACTTTGATTCTGTTAATCCAGAAATGGATAAATGGGAGACAGGAACTGGAGTGTGTTTGTTTTACAATGGTATGCGCTCTCCTAACTTCGCCGCGCCACCTGATGAACCATCTCCATTTCCATTCTTAATGGATCGTGAGAAGCAGAAGGATATGCTCAAGCTGTGTTATGGCGACGAGAATGCTGTTGACTATGTTCGTAACGCTATTGGCTGGTGGCCGAAGTCTGGATTCGCTCAAACAATTCTCACCGCCGATCTGATCCGTAATGCTAATACCAACGAAGAACCACTATGGGATTCTGAAGGATTCACCAAGGTAGCTGGATTCGATACCGCGTTTACAGTTGGTGGAGACCGATGCGTTCTTACCATCGCCAAGCTAGGATACGTTCGCGGGACTCGCAATCGTGTCATGTATCTGGAAAGTCAGAAGGTCATTCAGTTGTCAGCCAATGCCGCTGCCGAGTTTGAAATCCAATTGGCTACTGAAGTTGTTAACTATTGTAGGTCGGCTGGAGTAAAGCCATCCAACTTCGGAATGGACGTTTCCGGTGATGGTGGACGAGTCGGGCAGGCTATTATTCGTGAGTGGCTACGATTTGACGCTACAGGCTCCGCAATCGCACTCATCTCTTCTATGGGTAAACCTACCGAGCGTATCGCCGCCGAAGTTGATAAACGCCCGTGTAAGGATGTTTATGATAGGTTGGTATCTGAATATTGGTATTCAGCCTATCATGGATTGAAG